GTAATATTGGTATATATCAATATTACATACTATTAGTTTTTCTTACTGGTTATCCGCCAGTGTCTTTTTTCGTTCTTATATTAGTATATATTATACTAAGAATGTGTTCCGATACCTTATATTTAGTTCAAGGTGTCATAATTTTATATTATGCATTCTTAGTTCAAATATATGTGTATCTACACATTATAGTTTATTATATATTTATTTAGGAATTTCCTTTTAAATAATGGATACCTACTATACATACTGTTTTTCAGTATTTCTTATATCAACATTCGCTTTAGCCAATATTTTCTACAAGCGTTTTCACAGATTATTATTTTATTTAGATTTTATCGTTAATATTTATATTATTTGGGATAACCCGATAATCTATTTATTGTTTTAATCTTTCTTTGAGTGGTATAAATATCACTCATTACACACACTTCCAATTCACGTCTATTTTAGACACACATCAACAGAGGTTTTCCTACAACCAAGGGCCTTTTTCTATGTCATTATACTTCACAATTTATTTTAATTTAAATTAATTGATACATTAAGTTTTTATCGAATTGATACAATTACCACAGTTTGTGTGCAATACTTATTGTGGAATTATATTGCTTCAGCGGCATAAATTAATACATACCCTATACCTGCTATATTATTTTTAGCAACACGGAGAGTCTCATTAGATTGTTACGAATATATAGTATAGGTTTCGTAAGTTAGGATTGATATTAAATTTTATGATTCCTGATAGAACAGCCTCCTCGAGAGTAGTCTCGGTATCTTCCAAAGGAGTGTGCGTTTATTAATTTGGTTATTACTTATTCGTTTCACATAATTCATTTTTATTTTAAAATTTTTTGTAAATATAGTGATTAAATTTTTCTTTTTTAAAAATTCATATGACTACTTTTACACGAAACATTTTAGTAGATACAAATACAGTAAATTGCTCCGATGGTGACACGGATAATTGTCACCTTTTACCTATCAAAATATATTTGATAGATAATGGTCGAATTTCTACCATGACTTTTACATTTATATCTGATATATATGCAAAAATTCGAAAGAGATTTTTTAAGGATTATCGACATTATAAACATTATTATCATGAATTCGATATTCCAAAATTTTACCTTATTTATCAAGGTAAACCTTTATTCGAGTCTATGAAGACATATGTGGATTTTAATATTCACAATCGAGACTACTTATATTTAGAGTATGCTGCTTTAAGTGGTGGTAGGAGTGGTGATCACATCATTCCATATGTAGATGTAGAATTAGATATTGGTGATGAAATCACAATTTGTTCAGTACCTGCTCATTTAAACTATTTTGGTTTAATTAGGCATTTGAATAATAATTTTATTCACCCATTTTTTTTGTCTCGACCATGTTTTTTTGAAATTCGCAATGTGGACCGACAAGAAAGGGATTCAACAAGCGTTACTACGTTTTATGGATCACCTTTAACATTGGATACTTGGGGTGAGGTCATTAGATCTTTCACACGAGTTAGATTAATGTATGATTTTGATGAATGTGATGATTCATATCATTACGTTAATTCGCCTTTGCGTTCTTATATAGATTCGTTGACTCCTCAATCTCTTGTAGAGGACTCTTACACGTGGGTTTGTAAGCAAATTACTCCCCATAAATATTCACAAGAGTATATTATTAAATTGATTGAGGATCTTATGGTTCTAGTCAATGGTATTCGTAAAAGCATTAAGGATAATTATAATGTTGCCATAATTATGGAATATGTAATTATTTTTATGAAATTGCGGAGTTTAGATTCTTTAACTAAAACATTACGTGAGAGCGGAATTGTAGACTATATATCATATATAATTAATGATTGTAAAAGGTTTATGACACCACAGGCATCACATCCATTTTTTGAATCAGCCCGTAAGGTTTTGTCCGATATACGATTAGGTAAAGAGACCGAATTTTATTTGACAGCTTATAGAATAGGTTTATTTGTTTTAACCACTTCACTTTTTACGAACGCTGATCTAATTTTAGAGAATATGGGCTACAATGCCTTTGAGATTAAACATCTGAAGAAAAAGAACCGTATGTCAGGTAATTTAGCTTTAGATTTAGCTGAAGGCGCAGTTTATCTATTAGATAAGGGTCATCAAATCATATTGACTCGCTCATTCGATTGTTTGTATCATGATGAATCAGAGTATGGACAATTGTATGATACTATTATGGATTTAAAGACTAAACAACATGCTCTCGCAAATCCAGAAGCATTTGGTTTTACTGAGTCGTGGTATATTAAAACTTTGAATGATACTATGGATAAACTCCGTAGCGCAATCAAGTATGTTGGGAAAATAGATCCTAAAGAAGTTAAACAATTTAGACATTACCTTTATGAATTAGAAACTATACGTATATCACGTGTTCTCACTATGGTTACACAAGAGTATCGTCAAGCCCCTTTTTCTTTATTATTCTTCGCTCAGCCTGGTGTTGGTAAAACCTCATTATTGAAAATTACTTTTAAACACTTTGCAGCCACACATGGACTTCCTGATGACGACTGTTTTATGTACACCAGGAATCCTGGTGCTAAATATGCAGATGGATTTAGAACAGAACAATGGTGTTGGGTTCAGGACGATGTGGCTTTCTTACGACCTGATAAGAATCCAACGGGGGATACAACTTCTCTGGAAACAATTCAAGTTAATAATATAGTTCAATTTACTCCTGATCAAGCTGCCATAGAGAATAAAGGTGTTACACCGTTTCGTGGTAAGCTTTTAATGGGTACTACTAATATTAAAGATATAAATGCCTACCATTACTTTTCGTGTCCGGCAGCGGTTCAGCGAAGATACCCCTACGTTGTTGAAGTTCACGTTAAACCAGAGTATCGTCGTGAGAATTCGAAAATGCTCGATTCTGCAAAAGTTAACATAGTTAAAGGTGAATACCCTGATCTGTGGATTTTTACTGTTTATCGGGTTAAAATACCACATAATCTACATGCTTTGGCCGAACACGTCGTAGTTGCATCTTTTAGTGACATTAACGATTTCTTAGTTTGGGTGTCGGAAGCATCTATACAGCACGTTAAAGAGCAATCCGTTGTTATGGAGAGTTTTAAAGATTTAAAAACTATAGATATATGTAAGATGTGTTATAAAAATAAGAAGATTTGTGCTTGTGAAGCTCAAGTAGCTTATGAAATTAGTATGTGCATTTGTGCACTTACATCTATGTACGCAACTTACAAAAAATTTCCTAATTTTTGGTCTTTTCTTAAACACAGTTTAGAAGATATTCTTGTATCGCTACTCATGCTCATGATTTATTTTTCGTCTGGTTTTTTAACGGTCCTTTTTTATTTTCGATTCCGTTTCTGGGTCATAAATACAATTAACAAATTACATTTGTATGGTGCCGCTATAAAGATTGAACGCCAATTTTTTGTTAATATGGGGAGTCAAGTTAAACAAGCTATAGGTTCCCCTAAACATTTTAAGTGGTTAGCGGGTGCTATTGTTTCGTGTTATTCGATAATAAGATTAATGGAATATTTTAAAACATCTGAACTAATTGAGCAATCAGAAGAAGCCCGAGAACCTGTTCCATTCGCAATGGAGCGCGTTAATCCATGGGTAGCCTCTGATTTCAAATTATCAACTTTGCACTTGACCCCATCAATATTGAGTTCTAAGCAACACTCTGATGAAGATTTTATTAAATTAGTAGAACGGAATGTTATTTATGCTTCAGTTCATGATATTCTGACGGGTCCATCTCTTATTACAAAGAGGTGGCATACTAACATATTGTGCATTAAAGGCAATATATATGTTGCTAATGCCCATTGGTTGTATGGATTAGATAAGACTAAACCGAGATTTGCAATCACTGTATTCTGTGATGATAGTGGTGAGGGCATACGCAATAAGTTGTCTTTCACACTAAATTTTAGTGATTTACTTATGTACGACGAACAAGATTTGGTTTTTTTTGAATTACCTCACTTAGTTCCTCGTAAAGATATCACGTCATATTTTCCATCACAGGATGTTAAAGTTCGTTCTTCAGGATCGTTGTTAACCCGTTTAAAAGATGGTAAATTCCAAGTTTCACCAGCAAAAAATGTTTATATTCAACATGATAAGAATTCAATTACTGGACGCGACTTTGATCATAAAATTACCATGGGTGTTAGTGCTATTGTAACCGAGGATGGGAATTGTGGTTCTCCCCTTGTGCTACATAGCCCGCGCGGACATATTATTGTATCCATACATCGGGCTGGTAATGCCGATGGTGTGATAATGGGTACTTGCGTTTTTAAAGAACAGGTGAGTAAAGCATTATCTTATTTTACATCCGGTATGGTTGTTGCTGGCATTCCTTCACTCAAGCCTGAGCACCTTAAATTGCAATCATTACACGATAAATCTACAATTCGTTATATGGAATCTGGTGTTTGTGAAGTTTATGGATCTTTGGTGGGTTTTAAAACTAAACATAAGTCTAGAGTTTGCCCTACCATTATGAGAGATTTTTTAGAAAATCATGGCTATAAAGTCAAAGTTACAGCACCCAATTTGGGTGGTTGGAAACCGTGGCGTTTGGCACTTGATGATTTGACTAAGCCCATAACACTTTTTGATACCTCCCTAGTTAGGGAATGTTCCAATGCAGTATTAACACATATTACATCTCGTTTGACGTTGGAGGAAATATCACATACAGTCGAAAAATATGATCAATTCACGGCTATAAATGGTGCTCGTGCCATAGCTTATGTTGATAAAATAAACCGCAATACATCAGCGGGTTATCCTTATTATAAACAAAAATGTAATTTTATGAAATCATTACCTCCTCAACGAGGTTTAAATGAGCCTGTTGGCGTGGATAATGTTATACAAGATCGTATTAATAGTGTTCTGGCAGCTTATGAGGCCGGTGAGCAGTGGCATCCAATCTTTGTAGCATCGCTCAAAGATGAACCTATTTCTTTTGCTAAAGCTCTTTTGCAGAAGGTTAGAGTTTTTGGTTCAGCGCCTGCTGATTGGATTATAGTTGTACGGATGTATTTACTTAGTTTCATACGTCTAATGCAAAACAATCGTCTCAAATTTGAGTGCGCCATTGGGGTTGTCGCTCAATCTCGTGAGTGGAATGATTTGTATTCATATATTACAGAATTTGGAGAAGACAACATGATTGCCGGGGATTTTAAGAAATTCGACAAAAAGATGTCTCCAGTATTTATTAGGAGTGCTTTCGATATTATTAGTAGTATTTGTAAGTTATCTGGTAATTATGATGATCAAGATATTCGTGCCATACAATGTATAGCTGCGGATACAGCTTACCCACTCATGGATTTTAACGGTGATTTGATACAATTTTACGGTTCTAATCCTTCAGGACATTCTTTAACCGTTATTATTAATTCACTAGTTAACTCCATTTATATGCGATATGTGTTTGTTCTCTTATGGTTCAGGTACGAGAACAAATCGACGTCAGTACATGACATTTTGAATCATTTTTCGCAGAAAGTCAAGTTATTAACTTATGGGGATGATAATGTATTAAATGTGTGCTCTTCAATACCTTGGTATAATCATACCACTATAGCTGAGGCATTTTTATCTTTTGGTATTGAATATACTATGGCTGACAAGGAATCCTCAAGCATACCTTATATAAATATAAAAGACATTTCTTTTTTAAAACGTTCTTGGGTATGGGACCCTAAAATTAAAACGTATTTGGCTCCGTTGGAGCATGATTCTATCGAAAAGATGTTGACCACTTGGGTTTCTTCAGATTCCATTTCGTCTGAATCTCAATGTCTTGATGTATTGTCTTCGGCATTACGTGAGTACTTCTTCTATGGTGAAGATATATTCAAGGAAAAGCGTGAACTTTTTCAGACTTTATTGGATCATTTAAATCTCTCTGAGTTTAGAGAGAATAAGACAATTCTTCCAACTTATGAAATGTTGCGACAGCAATATGAGGAAAATTCTGTTAGGCTTGTCCCTTCAAATTTGAAAATTCAAAGTTTTGAGGAGGAGATTTCGCCATTCAATTTAGATAATTTACATTATTTACAGACGATGTATAAGGTATATACAAACATAGTCTATATAATCTGGGCTCTTATGATTATTGTGCCTCTTATATTCTTATACGTGTACGCCATACAGAGAGTTATTGAGGATTTTATGAACGCATTTTTGTTGGGTTTTGGTAATCATCCTATGCCTCTTCTTAGTAAAATTTTAGCAGGTTTAGTGTTCGCAGATACACTAGGTAGAACCTTTTTCTTGATATCTGCAATTTTTGGGTATTAATTTACCCAGTGTGGGCCAACACCATATGGTCCTTTTAAACCAAAATGTGGTTAATTACAATAGTTACTGGTGTTTGATTAAATTGAATCTGTATCGATCACAGCGTGGATTGTAGTTGTTTAAATACCTGGGCGTATCCCGAATAATGTGTTTACATTAGTGTTTGAATTGAATTTTAAAATTTAGGTTTTACACATAAAGGTTCAACACATTGAAAGAGTTTTGAGTCTACTCTTTTAATGTTATTATAGACTTGCTTTATTTCCAATTAGTACTGGGTTGAACAACAGTATAAACAGTTCTACGAAGTTTAGTGATTTGTACTTTAAAATCAAATCAAAAGATGTTGTATTGGATTTGCAACATCTTATTGCAACCTTAAGATTACAGTCTAAGGTTGAATCTCAAGACACCATTCCAGAAGCTGATACCTCAGAATCTGGTTTGGTGAGTTTTGATAATCAGGTTGAAGGTCAGGATTTATCTATTGCTACTAATTTGCATATTGATCGATCTATTCAACCTAAAAATATTGAGCTGGCTAAGTTTTTATCACGACCTGTCCCTATTGCAACATATACATGGGGTTTGGGGACAAGTTTTCGGTATGCTTTATCTCCCTGGTTTTTATTTATGAATCAAACCTCGATTAAAAAGAGATTAGATAATTATCACCTTTTTAAGGGTAATTTACACTTAAAATTTATGATTAATGCTTCTCCTTTTTATTACGGTTGCACCATGATTTATTATAGACCAGATTTAGACATTCCTTCAACTACTGTCTCAGAGAATACTTTACCAATAACAGCGTCACAATTGCCGAGGGTATTTATTTATCCCGCTAATAGTGCTGGTGCCACAATGACTTTACCATTTATATATCATAAAGAGTGGGTTAATTTGACGAGCGCCACTGATGTGACCAATTTAGGTACGCTATTTTTGCAAGATGTTGTTGGGCTACGAACAGCTTCGACTTCTACTAAACCTATCACTTTGACCATTTATGCATGGCTTGAAGATTACCAACTATCTGGACCAACTTTTGAATTATCTTTGCAATCTGGTGTTTCAGATGAGTATGGAGATGGTATAGTGTCTAAGCCTTCTTCGGCTATTGCGAGGGCTGCTGGTATGCTGGAAGATATTCCAGTTATAGGTCAGTTCGCAACCGCAACTCGAATAGGAGCTTCCGCGATTTCATCCGTTGCCAAATTATTTGGATTTACTAATGTTCCAGTTATTGATGATGTTCACGCATTAATACCCGAAGCATTTCCACATATGGCTTCTACAGATATAGGTGCTGCAATGAATAAGTTGACACTTGATTCGAAAAATGAACTATCTATTGATTCTACAATTATAGGAGCTGATGTGGGTGATGAGTTAAATATTAAACATTTAGTGTCGAGGGAAACACTAATTACTGATTTTGATTGGCAAACTTCTGATAATCCGGGTGATCGTCTCTTTAATATCAGAGTCACTCCTGATATTAAGAACGTTTCGGAGCAATTGACTACTTATACAATTGATCCTACACCTATGTGGCTGGTTCAGCGTATGTTTTTATTTTGGCGTGGAGATATTGAATACCGCTTCAAAATAATATGTTCTCAATATCACCGAGGTCGTTTACGATTTTCTTGGTCTCCAAATGGGTCTTTAGGCACTGTATCCAATACAACTACTGAGGTTTTAACCAAAATTGTGGACATAGCAGAAACTACTGATTTTACCATTCGCATTCCATATATGCAGCCCGCTGCATATTTGGAAACTGGTACTTCAGTTACTGTTCCTTGGGATGATGTTAATCCTGTTTCACCTGTACCGTTGAATACCAATGGTATTTTAACTATACGTGTTTTGAATGAATTAACAGCCCCCGTGGATACTGCAACAGTCACAATATTGGTTTTTGCTCGTGGTGCTGATAATTTAGAGTTTTCAGCGCCTCAGGCAATTGATCCCCAGCGCACTCTATCACCATTTAATATCCAGAGTGGTGTTTCGTATGATGGTGAGGATGAAGATGAGACTGGTATGATAATCCAGACTATTCCAACAAACCCGAATATTAATTTAATATATGGTGGTGAAACGGTAAGTTCATTACGCGTATTATTGCGTAGACCCTCAAAGTATAGAACCACTACCACGGCTGGTACTTTATCAGCTGCAGGCATTTTGGGTTCGACTTTGTTTACTACGAACCGTTTGCCTATAGCGCCAGGTTTTGATCCTAATGGTATAAATACTGCTATAGGTCCTGTATCAGGGACTGCAAAACCATATAATTGGGTAACATTCACACCTATATCTTTTATAGGTCAATGCTTTTTAGCAACTAGGGGCTCTGTCATATATTATTTTGACCCACTCAATGCATCACTTACGTGTGAAATGGGAATATCCCGTCCAGGGACGTTTACTCAAGCCACTTCGGCCACCTACTTAGGTGTTAATACCCAAGCTACTACAGCTAATGCTGCTGTAGCTCATGGTGTTACAAACATGCGTGATGCTCAATCAGGGCGAGCTATGGTGAATAATCGCACAAAAAGTGGAGTTACCGCTGTAGTTCCATTTTATTCTAAATTTAAATTTCGAGGTTATGATCCATTTTCTGCTGTATTAGGTTCTACATCTGATTTTTCTTTTGTAGATAATGTTCAGTTTGATGTTTTACATACGCCTGCTTCAAGTATAAATGTCAATAGTCAGTATGGAACTGGCAATTGTTTTAATTTTTACATTTCAGCAGGAACGGATTTTACATTCAATTTCTTTTTGTTTGTTCCGCGTATGTATATCTATAAGGCAACCCCAGCCCCCTAAGACATCCGGTCTTAAAACGGAAACAAATGCACATGTACGGTGTGTGCAGCCTTCATTAGAGACTTTTTTAAGTTCTTGTAGATGGAGGAGTGGCGTATGCTAATCCGTGATTGTTCTTACGACGCATTATGATGTCGGTCACAATTGTGACGGTCCTATTAGGGTTTTTTGTAACTTCGCGGATTCGCGAGGTGAAATTTTTAACCTAATACGGGCGCCGTAAGATTTTCACAGATTAGTTGCGGGCGCCGTAAC